CGGAAGAAGACCTGAAACAAAAAATGGCGAACGATCAAATGCAGCTTGACGCCATAGGCCAAAAGTTGTTCAGCCAATACGGTTCGGACGAAGGAGCCATGGCGCAAGACCCGAACTACGCCAGATATATGGCAGCAAGAGAAATGCTTGCAAAGCAACGGCAAGGAATGGTGGGACAGCAAGGAATGGTGGGACAGCAGGCACTGGAACTGAGACAGCAGGCACTGCAACAGCAGGCACTGCAACAAGCTGCTGCTGACAAGCAAGCTGCTGCTGTTGCTGCTGAAAAGCTGCAAATGCGGCAACAGCAAATGTGGGCCGAAGAAGCCATTAAACGACAGCGACAGCAAGCTGCTGACGCTGCCGCTGCGCCTCGATATAGCTAAGGAAAGTCATGGAAATCCAACCACAACAAATCGACGTAGAGCTCGAGACCGACGAGGACCGCGAAGCCAGGCAAGCTGAGCGCTTGCAGACTTTCGGTCACAGCCTGGGCCAGCAGCGCGACGAGTGGATTCGTTCACGCTACAGCTACGGCGTTGACAAGCGCTGGTTGGAGGACGAGGACCAGTACAACGCCAAGGACAACGTCAACAAGGCGGCCAGCCAGATGATGACGTCCGTGGAGCAGGGCTACCCTGTGACCACGCAGCAGGCCAAGCCCCACCGCTCGACGGTGTACATCGGCCTGACGCGCCAGAAGACCAACGCGGCCGAGGCCCGGATCGCCGACATCCTGCTGCCGACCGACGACCGCAACTGGGGCATCGAGCCTACGCCCAAGCCCCAGATCGCCGAGATGGGCCGCGACACCCGCATGGCTGGAGACAAGTTCACCGGCCAGCCTTTGGCTGACCCTGAGACCGGCCAGCCACTGCGCATGAAGGACATCGCCCGCGCGGCCATGCAGACGGCACGCGACAAAGCCAAGGCCATGCAGACCGCGATCGAGGATCAACTTGTCGAGTGCGACTACAACGGCGAGCTGCGCAAGGTGATTCACGACGCAGCTGTGCTGGGCACCGGCGTGGTCAAGGGTCCGATCGTGACCAATCGCACGCGCAAAGCCTGGCAGCCACTGACCGACGCCAACGGCGAGACCGTGCACCAGCTGGAGATCGTCAAAGAGACCAGCCCGGCATCGTTCCGCATCGACCCCCGCAACTGCTTCCCCGATCCAGCCTGCGGCGAGACGATCCACAACGGCAAGGGCATCTACGAGCGCGAGCAGATGACCGGCCGCCAAGTGCGTGAGCTGGCCAAGCAACCGGGCTTTATGAAGGATCAGCTGCGCAAGGTTTTGGAAGAAGGCCCCAAGCGCGCGGCTGTGTTCCAGGAGCTCAAGGACGACGACCAACGCGACGTGGCCCGCGCCACGTTCGAGATGTGGACCTACTGGGGCGAAGTCGACCACGACGACCTCGAGTCAGCTGGCGTCAAGATGGGCGAGAAGGACCCGCTGCGCAGCGTGAGCGCCTGCGTGGTCATGATCAACAACACCGTGGTCAAGGCCTTCCCCAACCCAATGGAAGGCGGCGACCTGCCCTACGACTTCTACGTCTGGGAGAAGGTAGCCGACAGCGTCTGGGGCTACGGCATCCCGTACCTCATGCGCGCACAGCAGAAGGTCCTGAACGCTGCATGGCGTCAAATGATGGACAACGCCGGCGTGTCCAGCGGTCCGCAAATCGTGGTCAAGCCCAACACCATCCAGCCCGCCGACAAGCAGTGGCAGCTGTCTGCCCGCAAGATCTGGTATGCCACGGACGACGTGGACGACGTGAGCAAAGCCTTTGCGACGTTCGAGTTCGACAGCCACCAAGGAGAGCTGGCCAACATCATCAAGATGGCCATGGAGCTGGCAGACCAAGAGACCGGTGTGCCCACCATCATGCAGGGCGAGCAAGGCGCTGCACCTGACACCGTGGGCGGCATGCAGATGCTGATGAACTCGGCCAACGTGGTGCTGCGTCGCCTGGTCAAGCAGTTCGACGACATGATCACCCGGCCGCACATCCGCCGGTACTACGACTTCAACATGATGTACAACGAGGACGAAGAGGTGAAGGGCGACTTCAGCATCGACGCGCGCGGCTCATCCGCGTTGCTGGTGCGTGACGTTCAGAACCAGGCGTTCCTGAACCTGTTGGCCGCAGCCACCAACCCTGTGTTCGGCGTGTACATCGACGCCCAGAAGTTGTTCGAGAAAGCGCTGCAAGCCCAGCACATCGACCCGGCCGAGGTGTTCAAGTCCGAAGACGAGCTGGAGAAAATCAAAGAGGCACAAACTCAGGGCCAGGAGGAGCCGCCAGATCCCCGCATCCAGGCAGCCCAAATCCGCGCCGAGGCCGACATGGCCAAGGTCCAAGCCCAGAACGAGGGCGACGCGGCCGAGCTGCAGCTGCGCCAGACCATCGCCCAGCAGGAAGCGGAGATGCGTATGGCCGAGCTGCAGATGACCCGCGAGATCGAGATGCTGAAGATGTCCAACAACCAGAACATCAGCCTGGAAGTGATCAAGGCCAAGCTGGCCGACACCGCGATCAAGGAGCGCGGCCGCAAAGAGTTGTTTGCGGCAGAGCAAAACCTGAAGCTGCGGGTTGGCTCAGGCATCTAAATGCGTACACCAAACAGGTGGTTTCGTACAAACAAAAGTGTTGCACGCAAACCACAGTTTGGTCTACAATTTCTTCGGGCGAAGTGCGCCCAAAATTTACCAAGCCAGCTCCCAAGCTGGCTTTTTTGTGAATGACTGATTACTCCTCTGACACCTGGCATCGGTTGCGCAAATGGGCGGAAGCCCAGCTTGACCTTGCCAGGAAGAAAAACGATGCCGTCGGGCTCTCCGACACTGAGACGGCAGCGTTGAGGGGTGAGATCAGAGCACTGAAAAGATTTCTCGACTTGCCCAATGAGGCAACTCGAGGTGTGGCGGTCGAGCCGGACTAACCTCCCGCTTGGCCTTGTAAGTGGACCGCCGAAAGGCGGTTTTTATTTGGAGAGCAAAAGTGGATGAAAACCAACTGTCTTCGGAAGAAGCACAAACACTTTGGAACGAAGAGGCCGCAAAGCTAGATGCCAATGATTCGTCATTCGCGTCTGACCCCTTGGCCGCTGCACCGGAAACGCTGCAGGCTGATGTCCAATTAGATCCCGAGCCAGAACTGGCCCAGGAAGCGCAACAACCGGAGCAAGAGGAAGATCCTTATGCCGGACTGTCACCGGCGGTTCGTGCCCAACTGGCACGTATCGACGAACTGTCTCAGGCAAATGCTCAATTGCTGCACCACGTAAAGACTACTGAGGGTCGCGTGGCTGCCATGCAGCGAGAGGCTCAGCAAGCCCGTCAAGCAGCGACGCAAGTCGCACCGCAGGACGCGCCAACGCAGAACGCCATCGCTTCAGCGGCCAAGAACCCCGAGAAGTGGGAGCAGCTCAAGCAGGATTTCCCGGAGTGGGCAGGAGCGATGGAGGAATACGTCGCTGCCAAGATCGGCACCCAGCAAGCAGGCTTGACACCCGAACAGGTGACAGGCTTTGTGCAGCAGCAAGTGGAGCAGACCAAGGCAGAGATGCGAGCCGCCATTGAAGAGGCCAGGATCGAAGGCAAGCACGAGGACTGGAAAACTGTGGTGAACACACCAGAGTTTGCCGCATGGTACGCAGTGCAAGCACCCCAGATCAAAGCCTTGGCAGAGAGCCCGCAAGGCAAAGACGCGATCAAGATGCTGGACATGTTCAGCGAGTCTCGGACGCGTTCAGCTTCGGACATCCGGCAAGAGCGCGGAGCACGTCTCGCTGCAGCCGCGACAACTCGACCAGGCCAGACACCGCCGCCTAAAACCATTGGCGACATGTCACCGGCCGAACTGTGGAACTACGAAGCCAAGAAACGTGAGCGAGAGCTCAAAGAACGCGGCTACTAACTCAATCTTCAAAAAGGAAACTAGACCATGTCTATCCAAAACTACGGCACCGTAGCATCGCGAAACCTTATCCGCGCTGCCCAAGGTATGCTTGAACACGCCCAGCCCATCACCGTCCTGGGCGACTTCGGTACTCAACGCGAGATGCCACAGAACTCGACAGACACCCTGGTGTTCCGTCGTACTCTGCCCTTCGGCGCTTCGGCCGTCGGTACCACCATTGAAAACTCTTCGCGCTATGTCGGCACTCCTGACATCACTGCTTCCAACTTCGTGTTGGCTGAAGGCGTGACTCCCAACGCAAACACCATCTCCTTCCAGGACGTGTCTGTTCAGTTGCAACAATACGGCGTGCTGTTCAAGTACTCCAGCAAAGTTGAGCAGCTGTACGAAGACGACATCCCAGGCGAGATGGTCAAGCTGACTGGCGAGACCCTGGCCGAAGTGATGGAAATGGTCCGTTACGGCGTGTTGAAGGCCGGCTCCACTGTGATCTACGCAAACGGCTCCAGCCGCGCTGCCATCAACACAGCCGTCAGCCTGAACGCAATCCGTAAGGCAGCCCGCACGTTGGAATCCAACCGTGCTCGCCGCGTGACCAGCCGCTTGGCTCCTGGTGTCAACTTCGGCACTCGTGCCGTGCAGCCCGCCTACGTGGTGTTCTGCCACACTGACGCTGTTAGCGACGTCCGTAACTTGCCAGGCTTCACCCGCGTGGAAGAGTACGGCTCATTCAAGCCAATCCACGATCGCGAGATCGGTGCTTGCGAAGACTTCCGCTTCATCAGTTCGCCGCTGTTGAAATCCTTCGCCGGTGCTGGTTCCGGCACTCTGAACGGCATGCTGTCCGTTGGCGCTTCGGCTGTTGATGTGTACCCCTTCATCATCATCGGTGAAGACTGCTGGGGCCAAGTCGCCCTCAAGGGCATGTCCGCCATCAAGCCTGTGGTGTTGAAAGCATCGCAGACCAACCACGCCAACCCCCTGGGCCAATTTGGCTACGTGGGCGCTTCTACATGGTTCGCGACTGTGCGTCTGAACGACGCCTTCATGGCCCGTATCGAAGCTGGTGTGACCGCCCTGTAATGACTTGCTGGGGCCTGGCCCCAGCGTCTTAACTTAAAGGAAATCACCATGCCAGCTGAATCGCTAAAAGCCCGCGTCACGCGCATCCCCGATCGCCTGACCGAACAGGAACTGCGTGCATTGCTTCAAGCAATGCTTGACGGTCTCCAAGCCACCATGGCCCAATTGGACGCAGACACCGGTGTCGCCGGCACCACTTACGCTGCAAACTTCGCAACCTATATCGTTGACTAAGGAGTCACACCATGTCTTACAACATCGAACAAGCCAACAGTGGCTACCTTTCCCTCACCGCCGCCGGCCTGGCCGAAGGCACCAACAGTGGCACCTTCAAGACTGTCAACACGTTGGCGTTTACTAACAACGGCGTTTTCAAGTCAAAAGCGGCTACCGACAACTTGACCCTCTCGACCGGCACTGCGCTGGCCGCGAGCCAAGCATGCTTGTTTGCCGTGTGGATCAATGCCTCCGGCACCGTGACGACCACTCAAGGTCCTATCGTGGCTGCTGGCGATCCTTGCCCAGTGCCTTCGCAGACCACTGCCGGCGTCACCTTGGTCGGTTTGATCAAAATCACTACCGACTCGTCTACCACGTTCACGCCTGGCACGACCGACTTTAGCGCCTCCGGCATTACCGATGCATTCTTTGACTGCATGGACATGCCCGGTTCTGCCCAGTAAGTTGCCATCCTCTTCATTGAGGCTTTTAGCTGAGGGGCTTCGGCCCCTCAGCCTTTTGGCAAAACCCCTTTCATAAAACCCCCTGGAGAATAGAAGATGGCAAAAAAAGAAGTAGTTGCAGGCATTGAGATCTTGGACGACACACCAATCATTGATCCGGTTTCTCAAGTCGTAGATTTCCGTGAGCTTGCCTCGAGCGAAGCATTCATGAACGAGATGGTTGAGGTCATGGTGCACTCCAGCACCGACGAAAACCAATCGCCCCATGTAATCTTGAACTGCAACGGAACCAACCAGCCGATCATGCGCGGCGTGCCTACGCGCGTTCGCCGCAAATACGTTGAGATCCTGGCCCGTATGAAGGAAACCAAATACAGCCAGGTGACCCGCAACCCCGCAGCGCCTGATCAGATCGACATGATCGCGCGCCACGGCTTGGCCTATCCTTTTGAATTGCTGGGCGACGAGAATCCTCGAGGCCGTGCCTGGTTGCAAAACGTCTTGGCCGAACCCGCTTAAACCGGAGCTGCCTTGTGAACTTCCTTCAGCTTGTTAACCGTACACGAGTGGAGTGCGGCGTCTCTGGCGCTAGTACACCATTGGCCAGCGTTGTCGGCTTGACCGGCGAATCCGCAAGGGTCGCCAGTTGGGTTAACACTGCCTGGGAGGACATTCAGACAGCGAAGGAAGACTGGCAATGGATGCGAGAGCCGGTCGAGTTCAACACCGTCAGCCAGCAGCAAATCTATACCCCCACCCAAACCGGTGTGGGGGCTACGTTCGGCAACTGGAAGCGTGACAGCTTTCGCACATCGTCAGTCGGTCAGCAGTACCGAGACGAACAGCTGATGAACTACATGGAATGGACCACGTTCAGGAACCTGTACATATACGCAAACATGCGTTACACGTACACCCGGCCTGTCGTAGTCGCCATCGACCCGGACAAGAACTTGGCGTTTGGTGCCATACCAGACCAACCCTACGTGATCACGGGTGAGTACTACACCATGCCCGTGCAGTTTTCAGCGAACACGGACGCGCCGTCTTACGCGTTCCCTGAACGCTTTCACATGATGATCGTCTACCGGGCCATGATGTTCTACGGCGGCTACGAAGCAGCGCCCGAAGTTTATGCACGCGGCGAGCTCGAATTCAAACGCCTCATGAATCGTTTGACTATCGACCAACTCCCGACCCTGGTAAGCGGCCCGCCTCTGGCTTAAAGGAGGCGCGATGCCACTTAAAACCCCTCCAGTTCAGTACGATCTAATCCGCTTAAACGGCGGCCTGGATCAAGTTACCCCCACCCTTTCCCTGCCGCCAGGCGTTGCCCGCAGGGCTGCCAACTTTGAAGCCTCCATCACCGGGGGCTATACCCGCATTGCCGGGTACGAGCGTTTTGACGGCAGGCCAAGCCCTTCTGCCGCGCTCTACAACATTTTGGTGTGCACGTTGACAGGCACTGTTGCTGTTGGCAACACCGTTACGGGCCAGACTTCTGCCGCGACTGGCAAAGTCATTGCGCAAACCGGCAACCAGGTTGTCCTCACGCGCCAAACCGGGGTGTTTGTATTAGGTGAAAACATCCTGGTGAGCGCTGCGGTTGTTGGCGTTATCGACTCAATTCAGGGCATAGACTTTGACGGGTACCAAGATGCGGTTTACCGCAACCTGGCGGCTGACGACTACCGGGCCGACATCACCGCCATGCCGGGCTCTGGCAGTGTTTTGGGCGTTGCCATTCTTGCTGGCCTGGTGTACGCCTGGCGCAACAACCTTGGCGCTACGGCGGCCGTTATGTACAGGGCCACGTCGTCGGGTTGGACCGCTGTCAGCCTCGGCAGTTTTGTAGGTTTTGACACGGGTGGCGTGGAGATCGTAGTTGGTTCTACCATCACCGGTCAGACCAGCGGCGCTACGGCCGTGGTTGCCAAAGTCGTTTTGGAATCAGGCACCTGGTCCACGTCCGACGCAGCCGGCCAAATCATCGTTGGCGCGACCACCGGTACTTTCCAGGTGGGCGAAAACATTAAGGTCGGGGCGTCAACGCATGCGCACGTTGCCACAGCCAACACCGCAAACGCGTTGCCGCCAGGTGGCCGGTACGAGACGGCAGTTGCCAACTTTGGCGGCGACAACAAATTGTACGGCGTCAACGGCGTGGGACGAGCCTTTGAGTTTGACGGCACAACTTTTGTGACTATCCGCACCACCATGCCCACCGACACGCCAACACACTTGGCTGTCCATAAACAGCATTTGTTTTTGAGCTTTGGTGCTTCGCTGCAATTCTCGTCCATCGGCGACCCTTACCGTTGGGACCCGGTGCTTGGCGCTGGCGAGATCGCCATGAACGGTCCAATTAGCAATTTAATATCTCTGCCGGGAGATCAATCAAGCGGAGCCTTAGCGGTGTACACCCGCCACGACACCTCGGTCTTGTACGGCACAAGCTCACTAGACTTTGCGCTGTCCACGTTCAACACCGGAACAGGCGCAATGCCGTACACCGCGCAGAACATGGACCAGTCTTACGTGCTGGACGATCGAGGCATTATCGGTCTGAACACGTCGCTGAACTTTGGTAACTTTACGCCGGCAGCGCTCACCATGGCGCTGCGCCCCTTTTTGTCTAGCCGGGTCCCTTTGGCTACGGCCAGCAGCCTGAACCGTGAAAAAGGGCAGTATCGGGTGTTCTTCAGCGATGGCACAGGGTTGTACATGACCATGGTCAACGGCAAGCTGCTGGGCACTATGCCGGTTGAATTGCTAAACCCCGCTCTTTGCGCAGTTGAAGGCGAATCAAGCACCGGTGCAGTGATGCAATTTTTTGGATCTAATGACGGCGTGGTTTATCAGCTTGACATGGGCACCAGTTTTGACGGCGATCCAATTGACGCCAACTTCAACCTGGTCTACAACAGCACCAGATCGCCGCGCACGCTTAAACGCTATCGCCACGCCAGCGTGGAGCTGAGCGGTGACTTTTACGCCAGCATTGATTTTGGCTACGACTTAGGTTACCGCACGCAGTACCTGGCCCAGGCCCTTGACCAAGTCTATCCTTCAGATCTTAGGTCGACTTACTGGGACGACATGATCTGGGATAACTTTGTTTGGGATGGAGCTGACGTCACCCCTACAGAGATTGACCTCACCGGAACTGCTGAGAACATGGGAATCCGTATCTCGTCTTCTTCTGACATTTATCAACCCTTCACGGTGAACACCATCATTGTTCACTACACCTTGCGCCGAGGACTCCGATGAGCAACAGTTACTACAACCACACCACCTACCCAACGCCAAACTCACCTGGCTCATCGGCGGCTTTGCGGGCCGAGTTGCAAGCCGTCACCAGCGGTTTTGACTTGCTGCCCACACTCGCGGGCAACGGCTACAAGGTGGCCATGGTCAACTCTACCGGCACAGCGCTTATCGCCTCGGCGACGCTTCAATCCTTGACCATCACCGGCAGCAGCATCGACAGCACGTCGATCGGCGCAACGACTGCAGCAGCCGGTAGTTTCACGACACTTTCTGCCACTGGGAATATTACCCTTGGTGACGCTGACACCGACACCAT